AAGGAGTGTCTAAATTATATTCTAATATTTTTCCACCATACTCAGGTGGTATTGAGGATCCTCTTCCATCTGGAGTTTCATTATAAACTAAACTCTTATATTTTTTCTTACCTCCCGATGGATCCGTATCAGAAAGCAATCCCTCAACTGATTTAAATTTAAACCCATCAGAAGTTTCAAAAAAGAAAAATCCAGCAGTGTTGCCATTTGCATTTTTAGTTTTAGGTATCGATTTTCTTGCTAACTGAAGAATAGTTGCAAATGGATGAATATTAACACCAGAATAATTATAGTTATTAAGAGTTTCCTCAATATCTAATTTCTTTTTACCATCAACTTTCAAAGTCTCTTTTAGTATTCTATTAATATGATCAGATATCTTTCCATCCAATCTATAATTAACAACAGTTTTATAATTTAGAATTGATTCTTTGGAAACGAGACTTGTAGAAACCAGGGTTTTTCTATTCTCTTTAGAAAAAGGTTGTATAGTATCGGAATATAATGTTACGGATATCTCTTTATCATTTGGATCAGAAATTTTTAAATCAACTTTCTCAGTTCCAACCATTTGCAAAGCATCCATAACTGTTTTTAATTCATTATCTTTCTCAACAGTTCCAGTATCCGCAAATATAACATCTACCTTAAGAGTAGGACTTAATACACTTTCATAATAATAAAGATCAGTAATAAGAGTTGAAATATCAACTTGTGTTTTTTCATCATTAGAATATAAAAGACAATTTTTAATGTCAAAATCTTTAGATTGTGCCGCTGTAATTGGTGTATTGGCCATTTTTTAAACTTTTTGTATTACTATTTACCTGAGTTCTACAAAATCTTGAGATGGATCATCATCACCACCCCCAACAAATCCACCACCAGATGAACCAATTGGAATAACTTGGGGTGGAATAACAACAACTGTAGACGGTGATGGAACATTATAAGTATAATCATCTTCTGGGAATTCTGGGAATCCGTCTTCAGTATATTGACTCAAAATAGAGATCAAAGAATTTGCAGCATTTTTTCTTTGGGAGATTGTCTCTACTTGATTGATAATATCATAGAACTTAATTCCAAAAAGTTTTACAGAATCCGCATCAACAACATATTCACCTTCATGTGTGAGAGCATAATCAGTTTTATTAATGAGACCACCATCTTTATATGCAACATGAACATGATTATCGTGTCCAGGATCTCCTGCCTTTAATAGTTCAACAGGTCTCACGCCTTTCATATTATTAAATTGAGCAATCACTTGAAGAATAGGACCTTGCTCATAAGAATATGCACCAATATCAATTGCTCTTCCATACTTATGAAAGGAGTTTTGTGCGTGAGCACTATTATCAACACCACCAAATTCTGGGTGTTCAGTAATTGCTTGATATTGTTGAGGACTTTTTAATTTTGATTGAATAAACCTACCCAATTCTCCAGCAATTTTGCTTCCCCCACTACCATATCCATTACCAGTTTCTAAACCACCTAAACCCTCTTTGCCAGATGTAGGTGCAGTGTCTCTTTCTCTTTTTTGTTTTAAAGCACTATATGATTCTATAGTTCCATGTACTCCTAATTTATCATCCTTTGCATCAAAACCACCATAAAAATAAAATCCATACTTAGAAACAAGTGCTGCCAATTTTGAATTAATATCTCCATTTTTTTCACTCCATTGATTACCAACTCCAAGAACTCTTACCCTTGCTCCTATTGATTTCAAATAAGAAAGTTGTGCTTCAACAGATACGATATCATCTTTAGAGTTTGCAATACCGGTTGATAGATCTATCAACATACCTTTCAAAGAATCTCCTTTTGATTGAAGTATTTTTAAAACATTTGCAGCACTTCTACCTACTTGAGTATCACTTGTTTCAGAGCCACTTCTACTTCTTCCGGCAAATCCATGAGCAATACTATCACCAATAACAAACTGCGATTCTCCACCAAATTTTGATAATGGATTGTCTCCAGCACCTGGACCTTTTTGTGCGGATGGATTTACGTTTGCGCCACCATAACCAGATCTTAACTTAAATTGATTTTTGAGTGATTCCAATAAAGAATTAACTGGATCCATCATACTTTCTTTAATGCTATTTCTAGCCCATTTTAAAATATCAATAGACCCAATCTCATCAGACAATGACATTTTCTTTCCAGGAACCATAGTATTAGATAGCATATAATTAAATAAATTACTCACTGCAGATGCTAGAGAATTGTAGTCACCCTCTGAAGGACCATTGCCCATAATCAATTTAATTGGCATTTGTAAAAACGGTTTCAAAAATATTCCAGAAGATGCAATAGTATATGATTTGCTCAAATAACTATATGAATTTACATAACTTGGAGACTCTGGATTTGGAAAAAAAGTTTCAATATTAGTTTTTCCGTTTGGTTTGCCGTTAGAAGGATTAAGATATAACGTATCACCATTAACGTCTTCTCCTGGAGATAGTGGAGACATTGGTATTTCAATAGTTCTTGCTATTGCCCTTTTACTTTCGGTTCTACCAATAGCACCACCAACAATTTCTCCACCTCTTGTAATTGCACCACCAGATGCATATCCCATCGCTTGCACTGCCTCATTACCAAATAAACTACCAAATGATCCTTTTTGTTTGGCAATCATTCCAAAACTAAGAGTGTTTACAATTTCTCTTAGTTGCTCACGTATTCTTGCATCAAACTTTCCAAGATTTTCTCTTTGTTCTTTTATTCCAGCACTATCACCGGTCAAAAACATTATGCCATAATTAAGAAGTTCTATTGCATATCTAAAAGGAGCACCAACAATATCCAGTAAAGTTCCAACACCATTTAACATGAAGTTGTAAAACCTCATCCCAGGTATTGCAACCGCATTATAAAAAGCAGTCTTTACAAATCTAGTAAATGGATTTGGATCTTTTCTCGCATCATCCAAACCCTTATATGCATCAGTCTCAATTTTTGATGTAAATTTTCTTAATTGAAAAGCACCCTCACCCAAAGCAGAAGATATGAGACCTACTCCAGCAATAACACCAGCAGCTGCACGAGCACCAAATTGAGTTGCTCCGCGAATAGCTGCTTGCTGTGCTGCTCTTTGTCCTGCTTGCTGAACAACTCTATCCTTTACTAAATCAACTGCTTGCTGTCCAACACTGGCATCAGCATCACTCTCAACAAGATCTGAAAAGATCATACCGGCAATCAACATTGAGTTGATGACTTTATTTGCCATACTCAACATATTTTCATAGTTTGCCAAACCAGTATCTCCACCAAGCATCTTTGCCTGCTGCTTTCCAAAGTCAACAACTTTATATGCTTCATTCACAAATGTTGCCATTGCATTTAAAATTGATCCAGCAAACTCTATTCCGAAGTTTCCAATCTTAAGAGTTGCAATCAGTAAACCCTTTAACTTTGGTAAGTGCGGTAATAATTTAAGAGTTAATGCACCAAACAATACGGAAAACAAAAAGTTCTTTACGGAATCAAGAAATCCAAGTCTAGGAGTTGTGAATTTATTTGATACTATTTTTTCTCTATTATCTTTACGATCTTCATATTGTTTTTCTTTTTCTTCTCTACGTTTTCTCTCTAGTAAATTTACTTTTTGTTTAAACGCTACATCTTTAAATTTATTTTTTTGCCCAACTAGTTTTTCAACACGTATAACTTGTTTCTGAATTATAAAAGCAGTTGGATTTTTTAGTTTGATGTATGCCATGTCTTATCTCAACTCCAAGTTGTGGTATTCCCAGTCACTTCCACCGCCAGATGAATATCCAGAAGATCCAGAATCAACATAAATTGAAGGTGGTGATATCACAATATCTTCATCCTCCACAATTATTGGCGGCCTTTGATCTATTTTTCTACCTGTATATTTACTTAAGTGCTGTATCAAAGCGGATGATTTTTCAGATCTTTGTCTTTCATTTTCAACACCATTTATCATACTAAAGAAATAGTTACCTCCAAATAAATCAACAGAGTCTTTATCAATTACATATTCTCCCTTGTGGAGTAGTCTAATTCCACCCAGTAAAGTTGGTCCACCACTTTGGCGAGCGGAACTAAGCATCGATCTGACTTCCTGATAGTTTAGAAAAGAGTTTTGATCCCTGTCAGCAACATATCCAACATGGGTATGAGGAACTTTATTAGCAACTCCAGATAATCCAAGAGGAGTTCCTGCTGTTATTTTTATATCTTTCTTATTTTTTACTCCACTTGCCAGTTCATATAAGTGAGTGGCATAGAAAAAGTTAACCATTTTTCCCTTATATGAAAATGGTTTATCTAAAGCAATTCTAACACTATGCTGATCTTGCATACCAGGCATATCTGGATTAGCATCTTGACCCATTTGTGCAACGTGACCCCTTTCAGCATATTCTAAAGTTCCACTAACAGAGGATACAACTTTTGATCCAATAGGAGTCAATATATCTAAACCAGTATCTGCAGCATAACCACCCTTATTTGTGGCAATATTTTGAGATGGCACTGGGTTTACAACACCAGAGACACTTGTGGGAACACTCTCCGCTCCCATATTTAAATTGCTTGCATCAGGAACACTTGGATCACAAATACAAGGATCAACACTTGCAGCAGCAGACCCTGGAGCAATCTTTGCCATAGATGGACCACCACCTGCTTTTATTTGAGAAAGACGTGCCATAAAAGCAGGTCTAGACATATGAGCTTTATTTCTACCAGCGTGCTCATCTGGATAAGTTCCACCACTACTATGAGGAAGACCTCTCCAAGTCGCAGACAATTTATTACCAAATTCATCATCACTCATCTGCCCACTTCTCCATCTAGCAAATCCATGTCCATCATATAGCATTTTCAATGCAGTTCTATCTTGTAATTCTGGTGTAAACTTATCACTACCTTTACCACCAGCCGCAATTACACGCTCCAAAAGAAATTGTGGCATCTGCTGATATCTACCAATAGCACCCCTAGCATTTGCAACCAACCAATCAACTGTCATTTGAGTTGGTTTTCCAGGAGTTACTCCCCGCGATACATTCATTGTATCATAATCTTTTGCCTCAACAGAGGAGATCAAATCAAGAATTGCTTTGTCAACTGCATCTCCAGAAACTGCCATGCCTCCAGAAGTTCCAGTATCACAAGCAGTAGCACAAGGATCCCCTTCACTTTGACTAGTATCACCAGGCATGGGGGCAAGACCAACTTGTGTTCTTAATAAACCAACAATAGAACCAAATGTATTGCTCATAGATTTCATTAAAAAGTTTGCAAGCAATATATTAAATTCTTTTATTCTAATAACAGAAGAAAGTTTAGTATATGCAGATTTATTTTGCTCATATAAACCTAACATCATAAATGAACTTAATGAACTTGCTGCATTATTATAATCATCTCTTGTAACTTGATCACCTAGCAAAGATTTCACAGTTAATGCCATTACTGGACCTAAATTTGGCATCTTGTAAATTCTATAATAAGAATCGTCCATGTAGGAATAACGATTCATCATCCCAGCATCATCAACAGATCCAGGAAAAACCTTAGCGAAACTAAGATCTCCACCAATTAAAGAACCAGTTCTAACTTCTGAAGTCCTAAACTTTTGACTCCTTGGAATATCAACTGTTTTAACTTCCGTTCTTTGAATTGATACAGATCCCCCTGCCGCATATTTTCTGATTTTTACTACCTTTCCACCGCCACTATATCCCATATCTCTAGCAGCCTGTTCACCATACAAACTACCTAAAGAACCAGGAGTTTGTAATTTGTTAGAAACGCCTTTCATACCAACAAAACTAAACAATGGTGCAAGTACAGAGAAGTGTTCTCTTACGCCATCACGAACTCTAGCATCAAACTTTCCAAGATTTTTTCTTTGCTCATCTAGACCTTTCTTATCATTATTCAATCTCATAAATCCAGCACGGATCAATTCAACTGCATATCTGAATGGGGCACCTACAATGTCAAGAAGAACTCCAGTTCCATTTAATATCCATAATGCTGGACCCAAAGTTCCTTGTAACCAACCATAAAATCCTCTCTTAAGAAACTTCGTGAGTGGATTTTTATCTTGAGATGCCTCTGTCATTTTACCAGAGATCCATCCCTGTATTCCCCTTCCAAACTTCTTAATCTGAAAAGCACCTTCACCTAAAGCAGATGCTAACAACCCAACTCCAGAAACAATTGCAGTTGCTGCTAAAGGTCCTATAGCAGATCTAGCAGCTTGCTGAGCAACTTGTTTACCAGCTTGCTGTGCTAAAGTATCTTTAATGGTATCAATCCCAGCATCAATTCCTTTACCAGCAACGCTTGTCCTACCACCAACTCCACCAAAATCACTGAATAACATTCCAGCAATAAAGATAGAATTCATTATAGAATTCATTTGACCGGATAAATTATCCAGTTGATTTATAGCATCCTCTCCGCCAATTTTTCCTACAATACCTCTAGCATGATCATACGCTTTATACCCATAATCAACAAACGTAACCAACCCATTTAATATCTTCCCACCAACATCTATTACAAAATTACCTGCATTTAAAATTGTTGCTGAAAATTGTATAAGTTGCGGGAGGTATTTACTTAGTCTAAGGGCAATAAACCCCATCAAGACATTCACGATAAAAGTCTTAAGTGATTCTAGAAATCCCAATCTTTTTGTAACTGACTTAATTGGTCTACCCAAAAAAGATAAAGGTCTTTCTAAAACTTTCTCATAATTAATAAATCTTTCTCTTTCCGCATTTTGCCTTTTACTATCAATTCTTTTCTTTTGGACATCAACAGAAGATTTTAATAGTTTTTCTTTACTGATAAACTGCTTCTTAAGACTTTTTAGGGTTCCAGTTAAGGGAGAAGTTAACTTTGCCATCACTTAATATTAAGTTGCTTAGCAGTTTTTGAATTATTTTTTGAAGCAGCAAACTGAGGTACTTTTGGTTTTGCACCTCTACCACCACCAGATCCACCTCCACCAATTGTATCAGCTTTTGTTCTGACAACTTTTGGTGCTGGTTTAGGTGTTGGAGTTATTGGTTTTCTGTTTGGAGAATTTGTACCTAATCTTGCTGCTCTTGCTGCAGAAGCTGCTCTATAATCTTTATAATACTTACCATCAGACGAAGAATAATATCTTCCAATAGATGCAGCTCCAGCTTGTTTCACTCTTGCACTTGATGCTTTATCGGCAGATGCTATCCGTTCTCTTTCTTTTTGACTGCCAAACATTTGAGCAAAACCTCTACCAATACCACCAATAATTCCACCTCTCCCTTCAAATTCTTTATTTCTTGCTGTTTGTTCAGCGGAAAATCTTCTACCAGAACCAGTTCTTGGACCTTTCCCCTCAAGGCTTAATGCGTTTAATCTCTTTTGAGAGGACAATCCACTCAATTCTTTTTCTCTTGCTGCGGTATTTGCTTTATAAAAATCTTTAGATTTAATACCAGTAAATCCACCTATATTCTTTGCTCTTTCAAATGCAGCATCACGATACCCAGCAAACCTAGATTTGTATGGTGTATATCCTGCCCCTGGTTTAGATGCTGTTGGAGTTGTAGATGGAATAGGAGCAGGAGTAAGTTTTACAGTTGGTGTTATAGTTGGGTTCTGTCTTGATTGAATATCAACCTTTAGACTATCAATTGATAGTTTTCCATCCCAAGCATCTTGATATCTTGGATCTTCTGGATTATTAATTATCTTTGCATACTCTGCTCTTGCTTTTTTTCTTGCTTCCCTTTCCGCTTGTCTTTTTGGATCTACTGAAGGAATTGAAGGTGTTAAAGATGATTTTTGTTTCTGTCCAATAGTAGGTACTTTAATTTGTGGTGTAGGTGGATTTGGTATTCTTAAAGGTGTTCTTTGTGGAGGTTTTGCTCCACCAAATTTAATTTTACCTTCCGCTTTTTCTCTCAAATATTCTTTACTACCAAGTTTTACTGGAGGTAAATATGACTTTTCTGGAGTTGCATTTGCTAATGCTCTTCTTCTAGCACTTTCTCTGTCATATGCACCAGCACCATGCTCTTTATCATATCTGTCACGCAACGCACCAACTCCACCCATTGTACCATCAGGACCAATATATCCGCCACCAGCAGCATATACTCTTTGATTAACTATACGTGGACGATTAGTTCCGCCACCAGAAGCGTTCATCGCCTCTAAAGTGCCTACACCAAACTTCTGAACGGCTCCACGAGACATAACAAACTCACCGTCAGTCAACATAGCAGGAACTTTATCAATTCCTTTTTGCCCAGATACTACACCATTCACACCAGACATCAAATCAGCAAGACCGCCAGACCCAAAGAAAGCAGTAAATGGACTTATCTTACCTGATATTGCACCACCATTTGCAGCAAAAATAGTTTTAAGATCAGCAAATCCTCCACCAAATGCACCCATAGAAGGAGCAGTTGGTGCATCTGGAATCTGAAGTTGTGGAGATGCTTGTTCTTCACCACCACCCATAAACTTATTAATTGCCATCCCAGTTCCAATGGTGGCTGCTGCTCCAATACCAAGTCTAACTAATGCACCTTTCCATCCACCACCAGCACCGCCAGATGACAATGCTTGTCCAACACCCTTCAAACCCTTACCAGTTGCAATTGCTTTTGCCAATCTAGCAGCAATAATAACAAGTCTGGCAGTGCCTGCTACAGCTACCTTAGCAAGACTTCTTACAACTCTCCCAAATCCTGTACCAAATAATAAGTATCCAGCAATTAAAGAAGGCCACCAGTCCTTAAGGAATCTAGCAATTGAACGAACTTTATCTTGATTCTCTTTATTAGAAAACCAATTGATTAAGTTTAATAGTGCTTTACCTAAAAATAATGTAACAAAGAATTGTATAATCTGGTCTAAAATATTTTTAACTGGTGCTACAACTGCCTGAGCTACATTTTTAACGGTAGCAAAACTACTTTCTAAACCAAGTTCTACTTTTTTTCTTCTTGCTACTTCTTGATTTTTTCTTTCTTGATTTGCCTCTTTCGTGACTTGAGTATTTTGTTGCGTAAGAAGTCCAATAATTCTTGTTAAAGACTTGGAAATATCTTGAAGGACTGCAGTATCCGCAGGAGCAGCAACTAGTTGCGTTTGTGGTTGAACGGCAGCAGACCGAACTGTTTTAGTTCTTCCAAACAAGTTCTGGGGATTTACTGGTGCCATTCTATCTTACTCTAGAGATTAGATTTTTGTTGTTGCTGTTTCAATTGTTCCTCTTCAAGATGCTGTTGCAATAACCCAACATAGACATCTCTCTCCCATGGCATCATATTTTCAACCTCCCATAAAGAATATTTATGGTACTGTATCAAGGCAAAATTAAGTCTAAAGTAATTCTCAAGGTCCATATGGACCATGGCTACGCGAAAAAACTTGCTAACCCTTCAAGTACAACTTCACTTTCAACTTTTGTTTTTGGATTTACGACTGTAATTTTATGAGAAAGTTTAGGCATTGTATCAAAAAACTTTTCAATATCCTTAAACTGAGAAGAGTTCATTGACTCTAAGAACTCAGTTAATTCTTTTTTAGTAACATCGGCAGCAGACCAAACCTCATCTTCAGTATAAATTTTACCAATGCAAGAGGCGATAAGATCAAAAGATTGTTCCATCGCATTATCATTATTAAAATCAAAGTTATTCTTAATGAACTGTTCTAATGATGGATACTTCATTTCCATCATGATGCTATCATCAAGTTTAATTTTATTACTATGATTTTCGTTCTTCTGAACTTGAATATCATCTAAATTAATACTTACAGAAACATTAGTTTCATTATCATCTGGACAAATAATATTAACATCAACACTTTCCCCAACAGATTTTCCTCTGATATTTAAGAAAAGATATTCAATATCAAAAGTTGGTAGGTTTTCAACTTTGATATCTTTAGTAAGAATACAGTTTTTGATGACAGACTTAATAGCAGTAGTAATTTGCTTGGTATCTTCACTTTCTAAAGCAATTACTAACAGTTTTTCTTCTTTAACTAAAAATGGTCTGTATTTAATTGATTGTCCTGTAGATGGCAACTCAAGTTCATAAGTTGGCGTAGAAATCTTAGGTAATGGCATAATGTCCTATAGAATGTTTCAGTGTGATTATTTAGTATTATGTGACAGTGTTTGCTGAGGATTGAGCGGCAGAAGTTGGAACTCCACCAATATTCAATCCAGGTATTGAAGTTGCCAGTGCTCCAGCGCCAAATAAATTATTTGCAGTGGCATTGCGTTGAGCTTGTTGCTCAGGTGTCAACCCTTGTGTTGGAACTGGATCTGTTGTTGGAGCTGTGGGTGATACTGGTTCAATATAGTATCTAACATAAGATAAAGAAACTGTACATTTTAACAGAGAAGAGCTATCATATGACACTGGCATAGATTGAATAGCAATAGGAAAATAATTTACAAATTTATAAGTCA